CCGTATCAGCTTTCGCCTTTCGGTTAGTTGGGTCGCTTACAGAATTACCTATTCTGTGTGTTACCAATTTCACATTTACTTACACCCTATCCGAGCGCACATCTCCCCACCAAGTATCTTCAGAGATAGGACCGTTAAACAAAAGCTCTGTTTCCGATGTATCTTCGTTTTGGATAAAGTTCCAAAATTTCTTCATTTGGTTTTCTCCTCCTTTTTTGGATTTGCAAATGCTCCTGCATCAGCGAGTTTTGTAAAGCTGCCATTTACGAGATACAGGTTTCCACCCTCTTCGTCTGAAAGCATATTCATATCTTCCAGTTCTCGGATGTCATTCGCCGACATCCAGCCGTTTTGTCTTGCGGTAGCATAGCCCTGCATTCTGGAAGCATAATCGCCACGCAGTAGTCCGTCTACATTGAACTTGATAAAATATTGTCCTTTTTCTGAATCGGAAAGCAAGGCTTTCTGCAAAGACTGCTCCCATCTAACGATCCAAGGGTCAAGGCTGTATTTGACGAAGTCTAATGATAGATGTTCCACATTTGAAAATGTTGCGTGGTCAAGGTCACCGATCATATGAAGCGGTACACGGTACATTCTTGCGATTTCCTCAATCTGAAACTTTCGTGTTTCCAGAAACTGTGCTTCATTATTCGGAATTGCAATGGGAGTAAACTTCATGCCCTCCTCTAAAACTGCGACCTTGTGGGCGTTTCTTCCGCCATAGGCTCTTTGCCAAGCATCACGCACACGCTCCGGATTTTTGATCACTCCGGGGTGTTCCAACACGCCACTTGGTGAAGCACCGTTTCCAAAAAACGATGCTCCATATTCTTCACAGGCAATAGAAATGCCGATTGCATTTTTTGCAAGTGCAATCGGCGAATATCCAACCAGTCCGTCAAATCCTAAACCCGGAATGTGCAGGACTTCATCGGCGTAAAGAATGATGTCCCCCTGTTCTTTCAGATTCGGATTTGCTTCATCGTAACGGCTGTAAATGTATATCAGGCGGTTTTTCTCATCACGGTCAACCTTCATCTTATCCGGCATCAGAGGATATAGTCCCAAAACATCACCTCTGCCGTTACGGATAATCTGTGCATAGGCATTGCCGTAGATCAGCAGATGGGACATCAGGGTTTCTCTGAAGACAAACGATGTCATTTCAGGACTCGGCTGATCGTGGAGTAAAAAATAGAGCGGATGCCGTGGCACTCGCTCCTTTCCGCTATCGTTGTATTTGTACAAATGCAGTGGCAGCTGTGCGATAGCCTCCGACAAAACTCTCACACAGGCATAAACCGCAATATGCTGCAGGGCTGTTCTGTCGGTGACTCTTTTTCCCGCATTGCTTCTGCCGAAAAAATATGTGTATGACGGGCTGTCATAACTGTTTTGAGGCTTATCTCTGGACTTGAATAGTCCGCTGAAAATTCCCATAAAATTATGCTCCTTTCTTGACTTTTCGTATATGGATGTGGTATAATATGTGAAACTAAATGTAGGGCGTCTGCCTTACAAATCGGAATTTGTGAAGGCAAGTGAATCGAATACTACGATACAAGATACCATGGAGGAATATAAGAATGTCGAAAGATGAATATTTGATAACCGATGCACCCCTCAAAGCGTTGACGGTTTTTGCAATGCCGATGATTCTTGGGAGTTTTTTTCAGCAAATATACAATATGGCCGACTCCATTATTGTCGGTCAGTTTGTTGGTTCTTCTGCACTTGCAGCTGTCGGTGCCTGTGCAGCATTGACCAATGTGTTCATTTGTGTGGCACTGGGAGCTGGCGTAGGAGCCGGTGTGCTTGTGAGCCGTTATTTCGGAGCCAAAGAGTATGGCAAAATGAAAACAATCGTGTCAACCTCATTGATTAGCTTTTTGCTTCTAAGTATCTTCCTTGGTGTTTTTGGCTTTTGCTTCTCCAACTCGATGATGCGTGGATTGCAAACCCCTGCCGACATACTGGATGACGCAGTGCTGTATCTGCGGGTCTATTTCGTGGGCTTTCCGTTTCTGTTTATGTATAACATTTTTTCTACCATGTTCACCTCGATCGGCGAATCCAAAATTCCGCTGGGACTGCTGATTTTTTCGTCCATCCTGAATATTTTAATGGATCTTTGGATGGTAGCCGGGCTTGGTCTCGGTGTGTTCGGTGCAGCCATTGCGACCCTGATTGCACAGGGAATTTCAGCAGTGTTTTCGTTTTTGATCTTCTTTGCACGGATGCGGCAATATAAAACCCCCTTTAACAGGTTTGAACGGCAGGAGTTGTATTCCATGCTTTGCATTGCGGTGCCGTCGGTTTTACAGCAGTCCACAGTGTCCATCGGTATGATGATCGTGCAGGCAGTGGTAAATCCCTTCGGCACACAGGCGCTTTCCGGGTATGCAGCAACGATGAGGGTAGAAAATGTTTTTTCGCTGATCTTTGTATCCATCGGCAATGCGGTTTCGCCGTATGTTTCCCAGAATCTTGGCGCAAAGAAAATTGATCGTATCAAAAAAGGCTACCACGCTGCACTGGTGCTGGATCTGTGCTTTGCAGCCATTGCGTTTGTGGTCATTGAAGCACTGCACACGCAGATTTCCTCGCTGTTCTTAGGAAAAGACGGAACGGCGTTGGCCTATCAGGTGTCCGGTGATTATATGAGGTGGATTGGTTACTTTTTCATCTTCATGGGCATCAAGATGGCAACCGATGGCGTCCTTCGCGGTCTCGGAATTATGCGTCCGTTCCTCGTTGCAAACATGGTGAACCTTGCGATTCGCCTGTCCGTTGCATTGATCTGTGCACCGCGTTTCGGTATTGCCTTTGTCTGGCTTGCTGTACCAGCTGGTTGGCTTGCGAATTTTTTAATCTCTTATGTGGCTCTCAGGAGATCATGGCCGACTGATAAAATGGCATCAACCAGATAACTTCCAGTTTGCAAAGATAATCAAACCTATAACACCAGCATCTCCCTCGTATCATAAACCGACTCATCAGACACACATCCACAGCGAATTGCCCGGTCAAGAGCCATGATCATGGCGACAGCACCGTCAATTTTCTCTGTGGATTTTTCTTTATCCGGCTTGATATTTCCGGCAGGGTCACGCCTGATGAAAATGTTATCCATCATCCACCGAAGAACGGGGTGTCCGCTGTGGGCAAGGGTCTGTTCCAGAGTCAGTTTCATCAATTCCTTGGTCGGTGGTGACATATCTTTGTAGCCTTGCCCGAACTGAACCATTGTAAATCCAAGCCCCTCCAGATTTTGCGACATCTGCACTGCACCCCAGCGGTCAAATGCAATTTCTTTGATGTGAAATTTCTGCCCCAGTTCATCGATGAAATTCTCAATAAAGCCATAGTGAACCACATTTCCCTCAGTGGTTTTCAAGTAGCCTTGCCGTTCCCATATATCATATGGAACATGGTCACGTCTTACTCTGAGTGGCAGTGTTTCTTCCGGCAGCCAGAAGTAAGGAAGAACATAATAATGTTCATCATCTTCAGTAGGTGGAAAGACAAGCACGAAAGCTGTAATATCCGTTGTACTGGAAAGGTCAAGCCCGCCATAGCAAACACGCCCCGTAAGCAACTCTTCATTAAAAGCCACCTTGCATTTGTCCCACTTTTCCATTGGCATCCAACGAACAGCCTGTTTTACCCATTGATTGAGTCTTAGCTGCCGAAACGCATTTTCCTCGCCGGGAGTTTCCTTTGCAGAGTTACACGCAGCCACCACCTTATCCATTCCAATGGTTTTATCCAGACTTGGGTTTGCCTTTTTCCACACCTTCGGATCCGTCCAGTCCTCAGATTCATCTGCACCATAAATGACAGGATAAAATGTCGGGTCATGTTTTCTACCCTCCAGAATGTCCTTTGCTTTTTGGTGAACTTCATAGCAGATGCTGTTGGTGTCCGTTCCGGCAGTGGTAATCAGGAAGTACAAAGGCTGCATTCTGGCATCACCGGAGCCTTTGGTCATAACATCAAACAGCTTTCGGTTCGGCTGTGTATGCAGTTCATCAAACACAACCCCGTGAATGTTGAAACCGTGCTTGGAGTAGGCTTCTGCCGAAAGCACCTGATAGAAACTGTTGGTCGGTGTGTATACAATTCTTTTTTGTGCAGTAAGTATCCGGACTCTTTTCATCAAAGCCGGACACATACGAACCATATCTGCGGCAACGTCAAAAACAATCGAGGCTTGCTGTCGGTCTGCGGCACAACCATAGACCTCCGCTCGCTGTTCTCCGTCACCACAAGTTAATAGCAGAGCGACGGCAGCTGCAAGCTCTGATTTGCCATTCTTCTTGGGAATTTCAATGTAAGCCGTGTTGAATTGCCGATAGCCGTTCGGTTTCAGAATGCCGAACAGGTCACGGATAATCTGCTCCTGCCAGTTCAGCAGTTCAAATTTCTTTCCTGCCCATGTGCCTTTGGTATGGCTGAGGCATTCAATAAAAGAAACAGCATAGTCCGCCACCTTTTTGTTATACTTGGAATTCTCCGCCATAAAGCGGGTTGGTTTAAATCTTGCCATTGTATTCACCTCCCATGTAAGAAAAAAGACCTGCTGAAAAGCAAGTCTGCATCATTTATTTTTATGCCCCAGTGGGCAGTTTTGTAATTGAGATTCTACTCTCATTATAACCATATTATCATACAATTTCAAGTATAGCAAGTCATATCGGAGAAATATACTGCACAAACATAACAGCTGTATTTTGTGTACTATATATCTTCGGTACGAGCCACAGCCCCTTGAATCAGGGGCTGTTTGGAAAGAGTGGGGAAGGTTTATCTTCCCGTCATGCATTCCCATTCAAATTCGCAGGCATTTTCGTATTCCTCATCGAAAATAGCATCGTCATCAATGTAGTCCTCCTTGAAGTCGATTCTGTCAATGCCCTCAAAAATCGTTTCATTTTCTTCTGCATCTGCCTTTGCAAGGCTTTCTGCATTTTTCTCAACCCATTCTGTGAACTCTTCATCGTCCATTCTGTCCTCATTTTCAATTTCAAGGTCGTATTCGTATTCATCGTCCACCCAGGTGATAACTGCCTTTGTGATTTCGGTTCTTTCGTTCCAGTCCGTTCTGTTTGCCATTGCTCTTGCCTTTGCGATTCCGTATGATACCATTGTGTTTTTCCTCCAAATTTCGTGGTTTTTTGGTTGTTTTCCCTTTCGGTAACTGTATATTACCATACCTTTCGGCGTATAGCAAGCGGCTAAATGTACAGAACATAAGGCGATATTTTCGCTGTATATTTGGTGGATCTGACACTGGATAAACTTGCTTTTCTATGGTAAAATACAGTACAATGGAAAAGGCATCTCGGAAAATCGCAGCTACCAACCAAGCCCCGCACAGTTCGCCTGTGTGGGGCTGGTTTTGACTTTGGGCAGTTTTTCGGCAAGTGCTCTGAAAGCCCACACAGGGCAAACAGGGCGGTTACATGGGGAACTTTCGGTGCATTACAGACAGGATTTTCTCCCGTTCCTCCGTGGAAACGCCGATGCTTTCCAGTGCCTGCCGAATGCCGCAGTCCGGGCAAATGGGCGTTTGGTTGTCCGTTCTGGAAAGTGCAGGCACACCAGAATATGACTTTCCGCAAAGTGGGCAGATTGCCGAAATTGGCTTATCCGTTTTCATGGTGGTACACCTCCCGTTCGCTGATGTCCATGGCTTTCCGCAGGTGTTTCAGGTCAAAGCCGAACTGGTGGTATCCGTCCACACAGGTGCGGATGTAGGCAAAAGTGGGAATGCCCAGTTTCCGTTCCTCGTGCATAATGTACACAAAGGCGGTCAGCTTTTTCCTGGTTTCTGCAAGGGGAAGTTCCAGTTCCGTTTTGTAGTAGAAATGGGGATACCCCTCATAGCGGTCAAGAGCAAGTTCATCTCGTTCCGATACCGACCAGACTGCCGCCGGAACGGTACAGCCCTGCTTGGGTTCGATGGTCAGATAGGAACCGGTCTTGCTGCCCTTGAACAGCAGCTGGTAATTTGGGATCTCCGCAGTTCCTACAATTCTGGCATCCGAGCAGCGGAACTGCATCTGTTTCACGTTCAAATTGCTGCCGTAGGCAAGGTAAAACTTTTTCATGCAATCAAATCCTTTCTGAAAGGGATACCCTTTCACCACCATAAGACCGCCGAAGCGGTCTGGTGTAGCT